AGCGAGCAGTTCACAGCCGAGCTCTTCAGCGCGCGCGATACGGCGGTCTCGGCTAGCCAGACCGCGCAGGGCGCAAGCGCGGAAGCCACCCGTCAGGCGACCGTGGCACAAGCCGCGCGCGATAGCGCTCAGCAAAGCGCGCGTGACGCAGCGACACAGGCAGGACTTGCGCAAGCGTCCGCTGGTAAGGCTAAGGCGAGTGAGACTTCAGCGCGGGAAACGCAAGAGCGCGTTAACGCACTCATCCCCCGTCTAGACTCGGCGGAGCTGAAGTTACAAGAGAGCGAGCGATCCCTCCAACGGAAGATGGAGGAAGTGGCGGGGCGTATGGCGGAAAGTGAGACGAATGCGCGCGAGAGCGCGAAGACGGCGATTTCCGCGAGAGAGGGGGCAGAAGCGGCGCGCGATAGTGCTCAGGGGGCGGTAGCCTCAGCAAGCCAATCGGAAAAGAAGGCGAAAGAGAGTGAGGCCTTGGCAAAAGCGAGCGAGCTAAGCGCACAGGAGAGCGCATTAAGTGCTGCGACTTCTGCACAACAAGCAAGTTCAGTCTCAAGCCACGTTGCCAGTGAGCTGGCGAAAGTCACCCAGGTAGCCGATGCCGTGGCGTCTAGCGCACTCGAAGCGCAAGCTTCAGCCTCGCAAGCACTGGCTTCTAAGAATGCTACTAAGGTAAGTGCAGATAACGCTAAAGCTAGTGAAAAGAAGGCGAAAGATTCTGAAACTAAAGCCAAGGCTAGTGAAGTAGCTACGCAGGCAATGAAGGATGCTGTAGCTGGTGAAGCTAGAATCATTAATGAACGATTAACTGGTCTCTCTTCCCCGTCTGTTAGTGTTACTACTCTTGCTCCTGGTTCCCAGGGAAGTGCTACGGTTAACTTAACTGGTAATTCTTATGATTGGCACTTCAATATTCCTCAAGGTTTGAAGGGGGATAAGGGAGACCCATTCACTTATGACCAATTTACTCCTGCTCAATTAGAAGGATTAAAAGGATCAAAAGGAGATAAGGGGAATCCTTTTACTTACTCTGATTTCACAAGTGAACAATTAGAAGCTCTTAGAGGACCTCGTGGTGAGAAGGGTGATCCCTTGCGCTTTGAAGACCTCACTGAGGAACAGAAAAAATCCTTGAATCTTACTCTTCCAGCTGACGTGATTAGAGAAGGGAAACTGACTGAAGCTATTAATGCTGTTAAGACAGAAGTCTCTAATACTTATGCTACGAAGACTGAGTTGTCTACTAAAGCAGATCAGAAAAGCATATCGTCTCTAACAGGCAACATTGATGCACTAGGTAGAAAGGACAAAGAGCTTGAAGCTGGTATTGCTGCACTTCCTACGAAGACAGAAATCAGCAATACCTATCTCTCTAAGGCTAATGCTAGTACTACGTATGCCACTAAAACTGATTTAGCTACTAAAGCTGAAAAGGTTACTAATGACGCAGACCACGAGAAGTTCAACACGGCTCTTGCAACGCTCAAGGCTGAGGATTCTGCGATTAAGACCTCGCTTGGGGACTATGCCAAGACAGTAGACGTGGACAAGAAGCTTGGCAGTTACGTAACGAGTTCCTTACTTACCACAACACTTCAGCCTTATGCGAAGACTGGGGACTTGTCGGCTTATGCTCGCACCTCGGACTTAATCTCCTATGCGAAGAAGGAACAGCTTAGTTCTTTAGCGTCTAAAGGGGACGTTAATGAGGTACTTCGCAAGCTTAATAAGAAGGCGGACGAGTCGGCGCTTAACTCTAAGGCCAATAGCTCGGACTTGAATAAGTATGTACGAAAAGAAGGGGATCGCGGTGTACTCAAGGGGTACTCTCGGCAGGAACACAGAGTTCAAGACGGGGGCACTCTAACAATTGATATCAATTCTCCCGATGATTTGTCAGTGAATATCACGGGGAATGTAACCGTTCAATTTACTAAGCCTGAGGAGGGTCCGATTGGAACCAAAGTAATCCATTTCTGGACAACGGGAAATGCCACAATCACATGGCAGAACTGCACTTGGTCTGGAGGAACCCCACCCACTTACGGCAATCCGAATATGGCCTTAATTGTGGTGGCTCGATTCTCTCGAGGTTGGACGTATACCTCAGCATTCGTTAATACACAAGGGTAACCACATGAAAATTTACCGATTTAACGACAAAGATTATTCCTCCGAGTGGGCGCTACGTGATGCGCTTCCAAATGTAAGTTTTCCCTACCTCACGGAAGAGAATGAGCAAGAAATCTGCGCTCTTCTTGGAGTGGAAATTATCAACTTGCCTGACCCTGAGTTGAGCGAAGAAGAACGCTTGTCCGTGCGAAAGCTTGCCCGCTCTCGCGCAGTGAACGCCATCATCGTTGAGGTGGACGGTATGAAGTTTGATGGGGATGAAGTTGCTCAAGGGCGTATGGCTCGTGCTTTGAAAGTGGCAGAGTTGAACAATCTTGACAAAACCGCATGGGTCTTAGCTGATAACACTGTGGTTGAGGTAAGAAAGAAGCAACTCGAAGAAGCCCTTTCTAAAGCAATGCTTGCACAGGGCGAGCTGTGGACGAAGCCTTATGAGGATTCTGACAATGAAGCATCCTGATGCGATTCAAGTGCTTCTGGCAATTGATCAGTTAGCGAATACTTTAATTGGTGGCTACGCCGATGAGTCGCTTTCTTCACACGCATGGCGCATGCATGCACGTGGGAAAACTAACGTTTGGCGGTGGCTCATTGACCATCTTTTCTTCTGGCAGGAAGAGCACTGCTACCAAGCATATTTGTCTGAAAAGGAGAGAACTCAGTTACCTCCTGAATTTCGAGGAGAAGGAAATGCTTAATCAAGGCATGATGCTTATGAAGGGCGGGAACGCTTACCCTAAAAATCGTCCGATACCTCGGAATCAATTTGCGTTGGTGAACGTTAGCATTCAAGGAGAGCTTTTTGAATTCTCATGGTTTGGGAGAGTGCAAGGAACTAACCATGAACAGTCTATTAAAGGCATGGGTTCTCCGAATGGGGTTGGTTTTGAGGCGGAGGACGTAGGACCTAAAATATGGGTAGCCTGTCTAGAAACAAAAGAAGTAGGCTTTTTCGACAGGGAGAACGGGGCTTCGGGTGGCAAAGTAGGCTACATAAGTTACGACCCAGACGGCCCATTCGTTGGGTTGAAGAGCGATTTTCATCTATTTTTCACAGTCTTCGAACTAACGTCTTTCACAGTGGTTTAACCGTCTCTGTGTACAAAAGCCTCGCACCTGCGGGGCTTTTTCTTTGCGACGAGTACCGCGCAACTATCAGGGGACAATTAAGTTGAAAGGTGGCTCAATCTACAGAAAGGATTTTTTTATGTTAAACCCTGAACAAATCGAAGAGGCGCGCAACGTCTTTGTGAGCGCAAGTTTTGCCACAGTGTGTGGCGCGTTCTCTTATCTCTTAAAGCGCAAGGAGGGCGAGAAATTCAAATGGACTGAATTCATTCTTCACCTCGGCACGAGCGCAGTGGCGGGCATTATCGCTTACCACATCATCCACTACATGGGCATCCCACCTGAACTCTCTGGTGCGTTGTGCGGCGCCGCAGGGTGGGCAGGAACAAGAGCGATGCGCATTTTTGAAATCTACTTCGCTATGCGCTTAGGTCTCGATAAGAAAACGCTAGACGAGGTCAACAAGAAGGACGAGCAACCATGGTAAAGAGACCATTCAACGATTGGGACGACGACGCCCTTGCGAAAGCGGGGAGACTTGTTGCGAAGTTCGAAGGCTTTAGCCCTACCGTGTATCGATGTCAAGCGGGCGCGCGCACCATTGGATACGGTCACACACGGGGCGTGGTGGACGGTCAGACCATCACCAAAGAGGATGCGCTTAGGCTACTCATGTCCGAGCTCTCCACGCTACAGAAGGCGCTGGCTAGCGTCATCCACGTCGATGTGACCGAAGGGCAATTCGTCGCCCTGCTCTCGCTGGTCTACAACATTGGCATGGGGAATTTCCGCATGTCGACGCTATTGCGTGAGCTTAATGCAGGGCGTATCAAGCACGCCAGTGAGCAATTCTCCCATTGGATCTATGTGAAGAAGCAACCGAACAAAGGGCTCATGAAGCGACGAGAGAAAGAGCGCGCTGTGTTCGACGGTGAGGTCAAGCCATGCTGCCACTAAAGTACCATCTCATCGCACTCGGGACGTTGGCGGTGATTTTCGGGTGTGGGCTTTGGCTAGGTTTCGCGTACACCTCGGAACACTACGAGAAGATGATCCAAGCCAAAGAGATCGCCGCCCTAGAGGCGCAACAACAAGAGAGGAAAGAACACGATGCAAAGCTTATCGAAGCGACTAACCAACTGCGTAACGAGCTTAACCGCACAACTGATCTTGCTCGTTCTCGTGGCGCTGACATTGAGCGGTTGCGCAACGCAAACGCCAAACTACAAGCCCGAATCCAACCCAATACCAGAGGCACTGATGCAGAAGCACTTGCCCGATGCTCAGCATTACTCACAGAAGGTGCAGGGCTGGTTGCAGAGGGTGAAGGACTTCTACGAAAGCACGGAGCAGAACACGACTCGTTGATAAGGATAGAGAAATGGTAGCAATAACTATGTTACTTTTTGGGCTAGCCCCAATTGCGCTAGCGCTGGTCTACTTTGCCTACTGTGCCTACATAGCGACACTGAAGGTCAGAGCAGTGGAGAAGATACTAGATAAGTTTGTGGGCACGGAAGAGGAGAAGGTGGCGGTCACAAAAGCCCTTGAGGAAATAGTGAAGGGAAATTAAAATAGAAAAATATTGGGCTCGTTGTCTAATAAGCTTCGATTTTTTATAAGCCCTCTTTATCGAAATTGAGAAGAGGGTTTAGCTTTTTCTTCGTTGGGGTCTCTGTTGGGGTCTCAGAAATTCAATCTCTTCTCTTTGACTGTGTCGCAACAAACACGGTCTCCCACTCCTTCCGCCAGTTTATCCCCTCGCATTTTTCTCGCTTTTTCTCACTTATCCCCGAAAACCGCATATTTTCGACTCCTTTAAGCCCATTGTGAGGTATCATTTTCTGTACCACTTTCCCACTTTTCCCCGATTTTCCCCACTTTTCCCCGTCTCAGTTGGGGTCTCAGTTGGGGTCTCAGGTATAGGGTTCGCGCAAAATGAAAATCACCTCGCAAAAATCTATTCCTACGTTGCCCGTTGGCAAACACTCGATCGCCCCTAATCTTCGTCTAAAAGTTCGAGCAGGTAACTTTAACCCTGCTTGGATCTTCTATTACACGTTTAATAAAAAGGCTAAGGAGATATGGATCGGTTGCTACCCCGATATCTCTATGGCGTTAGCGAAAGAAATAGCCTCTAGTTATCGAGCCGTCCTTAAGCAGGGGATAGACCCGAAGGATAGGATTAAAGAACTCGAAGAAGCCGAACGAGCAAAACAGGCCGCGTTAGAAGCACAAAAATTTACGGTCTCCGATCTGATTAAAGAAGCCGTACCCGTCATTCTGGAGACCAAACAAGGGCGCAACGCCAAGCACAAAGAACAGTGGATCAATACCCTAAATACTTATGTCGTTCCAGTGATCGGATCGATGAAGGTCGAGGACGTTACACGCGACCACATCATAGATGTTCTAAAGCCTATTTGGTTTACTAAGAACGAAACGGCTAGCCGTGTAAGAGGGCGGTTAGAATCCGTCTTTAATTACGCCATAGTAAAGAACCATAGAACGGCTTCGAACCCCTGCACGTGGCGCGGTAACCTTGATTTCTTCTTACCGCCACCGAGCAAGATTAAGAACGTCAAGCACCATGTGGCCTTAACTTTTGACGAAGCAAGAACCCTTATTGATAAGTGGACGAAGAAAGATAAGTTATCGGTATCGGCTATATGCGTGATGTTCGGGATACTTACGGCAGCACGTGTCGGGGAGTTCTTGTTCGCTAAGTGGGGCGAGATCGACTTTGATAATGCGGTTTGGACTTGTCCGCCAGAACGCCGTAAGGACGGCAAGAAGTATCCTCACCGTGTGCCATTGTCGCGACAAGCGATTGTCTTATTGACCATGTTACTAAACGGCGAGCCTCGTGAAGATATGCCTATTTTCGCGATTAACGGACGGCGAATTTGTCGTGATACCCCTCGCGTTGTTATTCGAAAGGCGATGAACGGGCGCGGCACCATGCACGGTTTTAGATCGACCTTTAGGGATTGGTGCACCGAGAACGGTAAAGACCGCATACTTGCCGAAAAAGCCTTAATGCACGCCACAGGTAACGAGGTCGAGCAAGCCTATCAACGTTCAGATCTGCTCGAGCAAAGACGCGTACTGATGCAAGAATGGGCTGATGCGTTGTTTGGTGAGATCAAGCCAAGCTAAAAATTTTAGGCATAAAAAAAGGGGGCATCAAGCCCCCAATTTTGTGGTCGTGTATTAAGTAAGAATTCGGCGATCTTTAACCGCTCGTTGTTTCGCTTGATTAGCCGAGTACTCAGCAAATGCGCGATCACACTGTACGGTGTTCCAACACTTACGGCTTTTATACCATGTGGCACGTGGCAAGATGCCCTTCTTCACTCGACGGTAGAACGCCGAGTTTGACGTGTTGAGGTACTTGATAATATCTTCACGCACAAGCCACTCACCCACGTCTTCTTTGTGGATGCCCTCGCCAATAAGCCGTTGGCGAACGCCTCGCATATCAACTTTAGCCATAGAACCCTCCATTAATTGAAGCCATTACTCTCGAAACGCTTGGTCGCCTTGACCACATCGTTAGGCAATTTTTCGACTGCACGGAGAAGCGCTGCCAAACTCTTTTTAACTTCGCTTTCAGTAAGCGAAGCTTCGGTGTTACGTCCGTTTTTTCGCAAGGCGTTAATCTTATCGATCGATTTACGTGCCTTATTCGCGTGGTAAATTACCGTGCCTAAGTCCTCGTTAAGGCGATCTAAGCGCGTGCTAAACATTTTTTCAACGTTGATTTCGACCTTCTTCTTGGTCGATTTCCCATGGCCTTGTAGATTCTGATACATTGTCTTTTTACCTTTCCCTCATTAGTTAATCTCAACTATTCCCCATTTGCGCATAAACGCTTGTCGTTGCTTAGTCGGCATAAGGCAAACCTGCTTGGCTTTCTCGAACACTTTGGCGATGACGTCTTGACTTAAATAACGCTCGTACTGGTTGCACTTCGTTATCGTCTTGTCGTAGCCCAAGCGAATAAGCATCCCACCGAAATAATCGTAGGTAAGCAATATCGGGGCTTTTTCGACCTCGATCTTTAAGAAGTCGCAACAAGCCTGAACGCTATCGAGTACGAGATCGATATCACACCCTCTAAAGACATAGGCGGTCGTTACGCCCGATTCCTTCGCTACATAAGCGTCTAGAACCGCTTTATTAGCCTTTTGGATTTGCTCGTAGTAATCGTTAAGCGGCCAGCCCTTGTACTCATCTAAAGCCCTACGTCTAGCGAACATGAACTGGCACGCGTTGAAGAGGTTATGAAGTGCGAGGATCTCTCCTTTATCCAACTTGCCAAACTTGAGCTTCATTAAAGAAACCGTTTCGAGCAACAACATACTTTGTTTAAGTTGCGCCGTTACCCGAGCTTGGAAAGTTAGGTCGGCGACCCCTTTCGGCTTATAGGGCTTGTTTCGGCGTTTTTTAGATACAGGCATTCGTAACCCTTTCTGGACTTTATGTTGTTAGAACGGAACATCTTCGTCCATCGTCGCCCCACCTTTAGGAGCATCGGTGGTACGCTTCTGTGAAGTAACGTTGCTTGAGTCACCTTTAGGACGACTACCAAGCAAAGTAAAGCAGCTGAGGTTGACGTTAAACTGAGCTACCGCAACACCAGCCGATTTTTTACTCATGTAAGCTGAAGCGTATGGCGTGCCTTCAATGTAAATTTGCGTACCTTTGGTCGCGAATTTCATTAAATTTTCAGCGTTTCTCCCCCATGCCTTGACATTCACCCAGACCACGTTATCGATCCATTCGCCGTCCTTGTTGCGTTCTTTTTTATTGACAGCAACGGTAAATGAACAAGCAGAAGTCCCATCGTTGTATTCGATTTTCTCTGGGTTTCCTGCGAGGAAACCGATTAATGCAGCTTTCAGCATAGAAGCCATTTTTGAAATTCCTATAAAAAAGAAGCCCCCTCAGTCGCGATGACCGAAGGGGCAGAATTACTACCATGGCAGGTAGGTGAAGAGATTACAGTCCGAAGACCGAAAGGTTAAATAAACTGAAAAGCCCCGCCATAAACGGAGTATTGCAAGGGGTTTAAACGGGTTAAGCCCCTTTACCAACCACTAATCTAACCTTAAAAAGAAGTGTTTGATTCGAGCCAGAAGACGGCGCCAGAAAGAGGGCTTGACCTTCTTAAGCTCGAGAAGCAATCGCCCTTCGTAGGGGTTGGGGTATGTGTGAGATACCCCGTCCCAGTCGTGCGTGCTATTGATCTGCTTGTAGGGATTTTTAATACTGACCATCGAAATACTCCGAAGGCATAACTTGCTCGAAGATCGTATAGACCCGTTCATCTATCATTTCCATTTTGTACCCTAAAAAAGAAAGGCGGCACCAAGGCCGCCGTGATAGTTAAGCAATCTCAGGATCTGGCATATACGGATCGTCAGCCGACCACGTGTGAGGTGGTTCAGGCTCGGCGGTATCGTCTACCGTTTCCGCGTTAGGCGTTGCTTGATCTTCGTGCGTGATCTGCCCAGCAGGTACGGGGTTAATATCCTCAATATCGCGCCCCGTGTCGGCGAAAACCGCCGTAGCCACATCGTGAGGGGTTGTAGGCTCGTCGCGCTCGGTCTTCTCTTCGGACTCGATGGCACGAGCTACTTCAATGCTCACAGGCAGGTACTTAAATAATCGGCGTACTGCGCTTTTCTTCGCCATTTCTTCGAAGTGCGTAACCCAAGGACTGAATTTAGAATCCCCACCTTTCGACTGAAGGCGAATTCGGTTAATTTCGGTTGCGGATAGCACTTCGAACTGCACACCACCACCTTTTAACTTAGCCACGGCGTAAACGTAAACGAGCGGCCCCGTATCGGTTTCTTTGGTCGGCTTATGCTCGATGTACGGGTTTAAGCCCAAGCCCCAGTCGAAGTGATCTTTCTGATGGACGGCGTAAGCTTGAAGGCTGATGATTTCGCCCGAACGTCTAGCTAAGGCGATCATGCCACGGTATCCGATGATTAATTGGCAAAGCGTTTGCCCCTTGCTTTTGTACGGTACAAGGTGGCAATGCCCCAACGCCCCTCCAGGCTCTAATCCCAACGAGGCAGCGTTAAGTACTGCGCCGAAGAAACTCGGCTTCGAGCATTTATAAAGCTCGGGGTTCTTAATGCACTCACTAAGAACAACTCGGGTTAAGCGGTCGGGCGTGAGCGTCTTCGGCATAGCCATAGCCATTTGAGCTTGGAATTGCGCCCCCTTAAGAAGATCTTCGAGCGTCTTCTTTTCGCTAACGTGGGCAACTGCGCCAACTTGAGAACCGCCACCAACTGCGAGGGCGTTCTTTAGGTCTTGACTTGTATTAGCCATAGTAGAAACTCCTTTATTTTAGGTAATTAGGAAATGCGCAAAACGCGTGTTGTTGAGGTTTTGGCGAACTGCTTGTACATATCTGGGTGGGCTTTCTTAAAGTCCGTTGAAGAGAAGCGTGTGCTTTCTTGCGTCTTGTACGTACAAACCTTTTCGCCGTTAACCGTTAAGCCTTGGGCGTCCTTGATCGATGTAATGAGCAAATCTTGATATTCGCCCTTCTTGCCCTCTAACTCTTTGATCTGCTGATTGAGTACCGCAATCTGATTGATGTACGCGGACTCATCGTTCGTAGCCTCTCGCATATCGCCGTTATCGTTCGGGAATAGCTTCTTAACGTCTTCGGCGACCGTTACTTCGGGCGGCACCTTAGCCAACACGTGGTCAACCCAGAAAGCGCGGCACCTTGCGGTAAGCCCTTCAATAAGTTCGTCATCGCGCTCGACCCAGTACACACGGAAGTCGTTACCGCCGATCAATACCGCGACCGCGAAAGCCTCAAGCCCCGTTACAGCCATGTACCACTGCACTTGGGTTTCGTAATAGATCGGGATCTTGTGTTCGCTCGTGATCTTACCTGCCTTGATTTCGCCCAACTGAGAAGCCCCCCATTGATCCGCGTAGTAAGCGTTCGCGGTTTTGCATTCGAGACCCCAGTTAGTCGTTAGGCAACGACCTAGGGCGTTAGCTTGACCTTCGCCCACAACGCGAACCGTGCCAGAGATCTCAGGGTTAATGATTGCGCGGTCGATATTGGCGATTTGCCAACCGTCATCGCCACTGCGCAGAAGGTAATTCACGCGTTGTACTTTTAAGCCCGTACGGCGTTGGAACTCTTTAGCCACGATATCCTCTTGGACGATCCCCCAGTAAGCAGCCTCACTTGGAACATCATCGGTCGGCACGTCATCGGTAGTCTTATCCGCCCATACATCAACGGGCGACTTAAACTTGCTAAGTCCGAGGACGGCGGCAATGTCAGAACCGCCTAAACCGTGCTTACGGATCGATAACCACTTAACGCGGTCATCGTTCGCGTTAATTCGAGTAGATGAGAAAAATTTCATTTTTGCGACCTTTTTAATGAAGGGGGGAGGGATAGTTCGCCTCGATCCAATGAGCTAACTCAACGCCGTAATTAGCTTTGAGGTAGCAGAGCGTTAGGACTAGCAAAAAGAAAAGCGCGATACCGACAAGGAAGGTCAGTTGCTCGCGCTTTGTTTCGTCTGGAAGGTGTCTTCCAGCAAATAGGGTGTAGAGGAAATCAATCATTTTTGATCCTCCTAAAAGAAAAGCCCCGCACTAGGCAGGGCTTCATAAAAATTAACGGTTAAGCGCTAAGCGCTTGTACTGTGGCATATTCTTCACAGAGTAGCCATGCTTGTCTAAAACATGCTCTAGCAACTGGAAATTGAGGTCATTGAAGCACTCCCATGCTCTTGGTGCTAGTGGAGACTTTGCAGACACTAAGAAGTGATAGAACGCCTCCTCAATTGGCTTAAAGAGGTAGCTTCTCAAATAAACCGCGTTTTGGATAAGCTTCATTTCGTCTTTGCTCAAAACCGCCCCACCATCTTGAGGCGGTGGCGTTACTGGTTCATCCATCCCCCCTAACAAGTCAGACGCCTGTAAGAACTTCATCACGTTGATGAAGTCAGCCTTCTTGAGTTCTTGGTAGCGCGGTACTTTAAACCGCTCGTATAGCTCGTGGTAGACACGCTGATAAGCCAAAGAACTGTTCTTAGCCAGTCGACTGACGGCGGTGCGTACTAAGTACTGCTGCGTGACGTCGATGGTGTCAGACGGCATTGTGTAGCTTCCAGTCTTGCGGATCGAGGGGAGAACTTCAGAGGTGACCCAGCGTTTGAACTCTTTCGCCTTTTCGAGCTTAGAGCCGAAGATCAAGCAATAGAGACCCGATTCGTTGACGCACAGCATTAACTGTTGACCGCCCGAAGTGTCCACGGTTTTCTTCATGCAGTCTTCGGGGGCTACATGTTGCTTGATGGCATCGGAAGTATTTTTATAGCCTAGAATTCGGCACACATCAGCCACAACAAATAGTGGATAGTCAAATGTTCCTAACACTCGGACATTTGAGCCGTGGAAAGTAAAGATATTTTGAACTTGCATGACAAGCTCCCTTGTGAAATTACTTAAGGCCTGTCACATCTGTTCTAAAAGATGGTGGCAGGGCTACAGGTTTAGAACTTCGCTCACAAGGTAGCGTTCTCCATACGGAGACCCGTAGCCCTTACCGTACTTGGTTTTCAGAGGGGTATAGCGAAACGCTATATCCTCCGAAAGTATTAGAAAAGGCTTGTGCAAATACAAAAAAACCGCAAGAGGTGCGGGTATCTGCCCTTGTGAACGAGCGGGGTTCTAATCCCGACCGTATCTTTTTCATACGGCACTGCTAGTGTACTGATACTAGATAGCATTGTCAATAGGTATTGTTTTGAGTAGCGCGAGGCGACAGTTGTTGGTTAGAATCCGTGCATAACCAATAGCGGTCTTCCGCGCGCAGAGATTGTTTATGAAACTAGAAACCTTTGAACAAGTCGTCACATTCCTTAACTCACAGTCTCCTGACTGGGAAACCGTAGAACTAGGCGATAGCCTTTTTACTGTTAAAATCCACATTGAAGGGGACAGGTACAAGGCAACCATTCCAGGTCCCCTACTCAAGAGTTTGAGTGCGTATCAGGATGCGATTTATCGCATCTATGCCATGGCGCAGTATGGAAGTGAAAACATAAAGAACCTTACAGACCTTGAGAAAGAATCTCTCAATGTTTGGTTTAGTGTTTCACAGGGGAGTAGCACCCTTGAAGGAATATTTGCACAAATCATTCTTGCTTTAATGAAGGCACTCAAAAATATGGACTCGAAAGACAAAAAAGCATGCATCATAGCTTTAGCGGGGATTTTTACCGCTGGTATTGTTGTTAGCATTGTTGTCCCTAACATTTCTAACAACCTTCGGCAGGTCGAACTAGCTCGTATTGCCCAAGAAGAGCTTCATGAAAGTCAGGAACTTCAAAAAAAGGCACTAGACTCTCTTCAAGAAAGTCTCAATAAGCATGACAAAACCATTGCTCTTTTAGAAACCGCGGTGAAGAGTACACGAGAGGCTCAAGAACAGCTTGTAAAGGGGGCAACTCACGCATCGCACATTACGATCGGGAAGAAAGAGTACAAGGAAGAAGACATCAAACAAATCCAGTCTTCCAAGCGGAATCCTAGCGAATCGAAGGATTCTGTGTTAGATAACGTACTCGTTACCGGCATTATTCGTTCCGATGATGAAGATCGAATCTACACGGTCGAAATCAAGACGAAAACAGGGGAAAAGTACCGTTTTAATGCGGTGATGGACACCCTACGTCTCGACGATGAGGCTTACGACGCTAGAGCGCACAAAGTCCTGTTTGAGTCCTTTTTGAACAAAAAGCCAATCAGTGTCACTATTAACGTTAGAACGTATAGGGACAAGTCGACACGTCAACAGTTGATAGATGCTTTCTTTCTTGAAGACGACCTATAAAAGACTGTGTGCCTACCGCCTTGTAAAGATGATCTAGTTACTACAAATGCTAACTTAAGTTTGACTACACATCTCCCACCGTGTTATTTTTTAGTTGCGGGCGAAAGTGCCGTATACCTGTGTTCCCGAATTAACGTTTAAGCGATCTCTAAGATCGCCGGCCACAGGGTAGCCGTGGTTCATTACCACGGCTTTTTTGTATGCGTTCAGGATAGTCCAACGCCAAGCTCGACCACGTCTTGTCCACGTTACCCATAATCAACCGCCTTGTAAAGCAAAGCCCCGATGTCGTTAGACGCTCAGGGCTATAGCTCGTGGTTATTGTTGCTCAAACTCAGTTTACTAACTGAGGTTGAGGCTCATCACTATCATCTCCCTCTTGCTTATCATCCGTGCCAAGAAGATCAAGGATGTGGTAAAAACGGGGAATACCTTTAAATTTTTTGACCAACACATTGACCAAGAAGTTTTTTTTGAAAACAGGAAGAGATAGAATTTCCTGTTTGATCGTATCCGATGAGTAAGTCACTGAAACGGGTCGATCATAAATCTCAGGAATATAGGCTTTGTCTTTGGATACACTATCCACAGCTTTAAAGTACATGATGACTGCGGTGTACAAGTCAGAGCTTTGAGTGTCTTGTTTGAGCTCGTCAATTTTCCCGCGAATTTGGTTCTGCAAAATATTGGCATCACGGCTGTTGAGGTTGATGACCATGATGGGACTGTTGTTCAATGTGCCAATCGTCCAACTTGAACCAGAATCGTTTGCGATCGGAGTAAGAGTTTTTGAAAACTCTTCAAGCTCCTTTATCCCAATATTGTTTGGTTTTTTCGCGTTCCTCAGAATCCAATCGATCGATGCCTTCATATGATTGAGAAAATCAGCAACCGTATTGAGGTTTGCAATAATTGGAAGAGCAGCTATTGACACCACTTCAAGGTCAATGATGATGCTTCCCTTTGAGACATCACTGACTACGATTTCTTGCTTTCCAATGTTGGGATCAGCCTTGCAATATTCCATGTACAGCTTTGAGAAACTGCTTAACGACAGAGCAAGGTCGTCAAGAGACGGAGGGGTTGAGTATTGATAGTGCAATCTAAACCCATTTTTTTCCATGTCTTGTGTGGTCATGATTTTGGCCTCATAAATTTGTGCTGTCATTGTATGGATATCGTCACGTTTTGTAAAGGGTGAGCAGACGCCCGTCCCTATCGATCACTTCTGGTGCTTCTCTCATTCTTTCTCACGAACCGCAATCAGGTAATGGGACTTTATATAAGATGATCACAATTGAAAGAATCCATGGAAGCCCTCAGCTAAATGCTCAGGGCTTCGGTTGACCCTTTCACCCTAGACATCAGACTATTGAATGGCTTTTTGTGCCGTTATCGCACCCATTCAACCCTTAGCACGGTCTTATAAAGACTTTCTAGGATTAGCTCCCTCAGGTCGTAGAGCCTCACTCGCACTCGCTACACTGCCGTGTGTAGGTCTTAGTGGTCTACCCGAAATCGTTAAGCTGGTATGCTCGTATCTATTCAGGTCTTCGCCCTCAGCGAACTGAGAGCGACGCGGAGAAGGGTTAGTAGCTCATGATGGGGTGTTTCCTAATCAAGTTGAATTTCTATAAGACAAACTATAGCACATAAGTGGGGAAAAGTATAGGCTAGACTATAAAAAAGTGTAAAAAAAGACCCATCGTATAGATGAGCCTTTGTTTTATTGGTCTTACTAAAAGACAGAGCCTGAAAACTGAGTTGTGCCTATTTTTAGGGTTTCAAAACCTTCTAGGGGTTTTCCTATTACAGTCCTCCAGATCCAGACTTATCGACAACGCGACCGATGATAAAAACGTTTTCAGTGTACTGTGCTTCAATCTTCTCATCGCCCCATGATGGGTTATCTGAGATCACTAATAAGCCCCCATCGATGAGTTTTCGCAATCGCTTTACTCGATACTCACCGTTAAACACGAACGCATAAACGCGGCCATTAATCACGTCCTTTTGAGAAGTATCTACCGTAATAGAATCATCATCAAAAAGAAGCGGCTCCATTGAATCACCATGAACAGGGAAGATCATCAAGTTTTTAGGATTCAAGTGGTTCTTTTGTAACCAAGACCGCTTATATACACGTCCTTGTTTTGTTTCTGAATCATAGTAGTTCGGCGCATAACCGTTACCTGCACTACAACGAACGTTAGAAGCTTTAATAATCACAAACTCCTCGGATAGGTCGGAATCGTCTATTTCCCCTCGATCCACATCGGCTTCAATAACCTTTTTGCCAGAGACAATAGGTTCGCCCTCGCCGTTTAGTAACCACGTGAGCATAACAGGGTACTTGGCGCAAATCGCAAAAGCCGCTTCGGTGTTTAGTGTTTTGGTCTTTCCAGAAATCCACGCATTCACTGAAGGCTGCTTGACTTTAGCAACTCTCGCCAACTCGGACTGGCTTAATTGGTACGTTGCCATAAGCCAAGAAATTCGTTCAGATAGTGTTTTCATAATAGGAAATCCTATAAAAAAATCACTTAGACGTGGTGATAATTTGCGCGAACTATGCTATAGTTTATCCTATACCCTTAACTACTTTCTAAAGGTATCTCTATGACAGCCCGATCAATACAGATCGCACGCGCCCTAGTCGACGAAGTCGGAACTCAGGCAGAAACGGCAAGAGTGGTCGGCGTGAAACAGCCATCTATTTCAGGGTGGTTAAAGAACGGAATAGGAAAAACACGCGAGAACGATCTTCGGTTTCGCTTTCCTAAGTTGAAGGTGTGGAAAGAATTCCCACCACTTAAAGAGACTTGAAATGTACCTCCGCCCAGGATTGCGAAAAGGGGACGTAGAAATACGAATTAAAGCCCCTAAAGAACTAGTCGCCATTCTTGACGCTGAATCTATCGCCCGAGGGGTTGATAGACAAGCCGTTGTTCTAGTGGCACTGGATCGATACGTAGAAGAACTAACTCACGTATCTAGGCTAGTAGATAACGTAGCTAGGAATCAACGGACGCAAGACGGCAACAAGACGGCAACGCAACGGCGAACAACATCGCCTGAAAATTTAAAAACCAAGAAAAACCCAGTGGGTTTTGGTGGATTTTAACTTTAAAAGGAGCGGGTTATGGAAACCTACAAATTTTCAATAAACGATTGGGTAATTAAAACACAGCTGCTTACCCTTGCAGAACGCGGAATGCTTAAAGACCTTATAGATCAAGTCGTTTACTTCGAGGTTGCGCTTAGTGCGGCCAAGGTTCAAATGATCCGCGAACGCTTAACTAAGGAAGAAGGCGAATCGCTTAATTACCTCTTAGATCAATTCTTCGTTGAAGAAAACGGGGCTTATTTCTTGTCAGATCGAGCCTTAAAGATCGTCCGAATTAAGCCGAATCCTTCTTTTTGCAGAGGGGCTTAAATGAATTATTACATGGTTAGCATTGGCGATTTTAATTCGTTAATGCACGGCGCAGACCTAGTCTCAGAAGGGATTTTCTACAGATTGGTTAGCCGTTATATGCACAGCGAAAAACCCATCGAAACCCAGTGGGTTATTTTCGCTTTCCCAGAAGAAACCCAAAAACGCGTTTTTTCGGTGCTTAACGCGGTCTTCATTAAGGACGGTGAAACGTGGCGTTTACCTATTCTGGACGACCAAATCGAGAAATACCACGCGAAAGCCTTGAAAAATAAGGCTAACGGCTCAAAAGGCGGTCGCCCAAAGAAAACCGATTCGGTTAATTATGGAAACCCAGAAAAAACCAGTGGGTTTTTTCCAGAAACCCAAACCAAAGCCAAAAAAACCCTAAAAGATAAAAGATTAAAGATTAAAGATATAGATAAAGAAATATCTAAAGAAAATAAGCCCTCCTCCGAGTTTAATTCTGACTCGACCGACAGGTTGCCCTGTCCTTACGAACGGATTAAGGGACTCTTTAACGAGAGCTTACCCGAACTACCCGCCATCACCCGCATGAGCGATGGACGCAAGAAAGCCCTTAGAGCGCGATGGATCGAAGAGACCACACGCTTAGGCATCACCACTCAGGACGCAGGTATTGCCCACTTCAAAGCGTTCTTTGAGCGCGTGAAGAGTTCGGACTTCTTGACGGGAAGGAAGACGGACTGGAGAGCTGATTTTGACTGGCTTATCAAAGCCGCGAACTTTTTGAAAACCCTGGAGGGAAAGTATGACAACAGCAGCAACCACAGCAACAGCAACCAACACGGACCAGACTGCGAGAACGATAGCTATGACTTCTCAGAATTTGGAAGAGTTAGTTGAAGAGGCGCACGCTTTAGGCATTGACGCTGACGGATTTTTTTCGGCCTTGCCTGCTGTTCGTGCAATTCAGATCAACATTATCAAAGGTCAGATCGCGGAGCGTAAAGAACGACTGGCAACCCAACACATCGAAACCCTTGTTTGCCCTCAGCACGGCGAACAAAAGGTTTGGGTTAAGAACGGTTCGGACGTTTCTACGGCTGAATGCCCTGAATGCGCAAAGATCCGCGAAGAAAAGGAAAGGGCAAAAAAAGAAGTCGAACTGGCCGCAATGGTGCGTTTTCGTGCCAACTCTAAGCGTTTAATCGAGTTCTTAAACCGTCCGTTGCCTAGCCCATACGAAGAGGGTAAGACCTTCGCCAACTACAAGGTCGGCGGCATCAAGGAACAGGCAAAAGCCCTTTTGATCGCCCAACGCTTCGCCACCACCTTTAAGCGGCGCATGATCGAAAAAAAGCCCGAAGACCGAAAGTTGGGCCTTCTCATGGTTGGACGCTTTGGCACAGGTAAGTCGCACTTAGCCAGCGCGATCGTGAATGAGGTGAAGACGCAGGGCTTCGATCCGTTTTGCGTTACTGCGTTGACGTTGTTCAACCTCTACCGTCCAGCAGCGAACCTTGACCCTAACGCGTTGAATGCGCACCTATCGAACTGCCCATTACTCTTGGTTGATGAAATCGGCAGAACGACAGGTAGCGACTTTGAGCGTAACCAGCTGCTCGAGCTTTTAGACGAGCGGGCAAGAAAAGGTTACCCCACTATTTTAATCACAAACTTAGGGATTAAGGGGCTTTCTGAGTACTTCGGCGGTGCTTTGGAAAGTCGCGCACAAACCCTTTTCTACCCTCTCGCCTTCACCTGGGATGATCATCGTGGTACCAAGCGTGCGGATGCCATCCCGTGGGAAGAACTCTTCATCTAACTCGCCATACACGCGAGAACATAGTTGAGAGTTCGCACAATCGTTTTTGAAGCCGAGTTGGTGAATTCTATCGAGGAAGGTTTAGAGACACGTCTATGAAGCTCTAAACCGTCTTCTCGATGGTGTAGTGATTTGGGTATTTTTGAGGAGGATGAAACGAAATGACGATGAAACCAGAATGGTCGGAAGACCAAAAAAACGCTTACCGCCGTGGATACGATCTCGGAAAAACAGGTGTAGCACGCCACGCGCTTGCCAACTATTTCAACAGCTATAACGCAAAAAACCAAGAGGCTTTTATGAGGGGATACCTCGAGGGGTGGGGGATCAAACAGCGTTCCGAAAAAGCAGATTCTGAAAAATGAATCTTACCCCGAAGCTTTAACACCCCCTAGGAGAGGTTTAGAGGACGATAGGCGCATTCAAATAAGTTTCGTGAGAACTTATACCAAAACGAAAGTGAAGCGCTCTATGAGGCTCTAAACCGCCTTCTCGATGGTGCAGTGATTTTGATGATTGTTTGAAAGGGAATAAAACATGTGTCGTTATGAATCCGCATTTGAACTTTATGACCAGTACGTCGGTTTAATCGATGAGTACCAGAAGCCCTTAGCCTTCCTCAGAGAGAAAACTGAGTTTGGCGCAAATGTGCTTGATAAAGAGTCACTCTGTGAGAGCTTAATTGAATCGACTGACTTTGAGTGTGTCTTGTTGGACTTAGAGCTTCTTACTAACGAAATTAATGCCGAAAAAACGAATACTGGACACACCCTGACCAAAGAGGAAAAGGACTTAACGCGTGAGCTGATCCATTACGGTGAAATCGCCGCTTCAGAAGCTATGAATGCCCTTAGCCAAAAAGAGCACGACGAGATGATGAGGGAGGCAGACGCGGCCATTTATCCACGCTGATTTATGAGGAGTTATAAACCAATGGCTAAGAAAACACTTACGGTCGAATTTGACTGGCCTCCCAAAGGGCTCTCGCCTAACTCGCGACTGCCAATATTGAAAAAAGCTCGGCTCTTCAAACTCACGAGACTGCGTAGCTACCACACAACCCTTGAAACCATGAAGGCTCAAGGCATTACTGCTGTTAGTCCTAAACTCGATGAAGGCGCGACCTCCTCCAAGCGTGGTGGGACTGTCAACCTTCAGCTTATCTGCACGCCTCCTATCAACCGTTACCGCGATGAAGACAACCTCATTGCTAACTGCAAAGCCATCTTTGATGGTGCCGCACAAGCCTTGGGAGTCAACGACTGTTGCTTCCATTTTCGCGAACAGGTCTGGCACGATGCGCAGCGTCATTAAGCTTGCGAACGCAAGCCGCGATAAGGCGCGTCGCGAGCGCGAAACCGAAGATGCTAAGTACAAGATCGAGGCGATCAAGCTCTCCACCTCAGTTTCAGAAGTGAAGGCTATTCTCGAGCGTGCGGATATCAACATCCCTGAATTACGTGCTGACCTCACGCATCATGCGTGGGCCAAGCTCATCATGCTTACAGGGGTGGACAACTGGCGCTACATCGACATCGTGAAGATGACGCCACCGATGAAGTTCGCGTCCTATCCGCTCACTGAGTTCGGCAACGCGAACCGCATGCTCGATAAGTACTACCGTCACTTGATGTATGTGTGCGACCGCGACGAGTGGTTCGAGTGGCGCTGCACCCATTGGTCTCGTGTGAGTCTGAAGACGGTTCAGCGCTACGCGACTGAAGCTGTGAAGGACTATTCCGCATCAATCGATGAAGCAAGTAACGCCGAAGAGAAGAAGTTCGCGAAGGCAAGCCAGACGGAAAAGATGGTCAACAACATGGTGAAGTTGCTCTCCCACGAGCCTTCGGTCGCGCGCATGAGCGACGAGCTTGACGCGGGCGAAAACCTCTTCGCGTGCGCCAATGCCGTGATCAATCTTGAGACGGGCGAGGTGATGCCGCCCGTGGCTGAGATGAACATCACGCGCTTTAGCCAGGTTGAGTATGACCCCGATGCGAAGTGCCCGCTGTGGGAAGAGACGCTCAATGACGTGTTCTGTGGTGGCAAGGAACTCGTGGCGTTCTTTGGGCGCGTGATTGGTTACATGCTCCTTGGTAACCCGAAAGAAGACGTGGTGATCATCCCATACGGGAGTGGCGCCAACGGTAAGAGTACGGTCATGAATATCGTGCGCGAGCTGATGGGCGAGTATGGGCTCGTGACTTCGGCTGATGTGTTCATGGCGAACAAGGGCGCGAGCAGTAGCGGTGGGCCAAACGAAGCGCTCTTGCGATTCCAAGGTCGCCGATTCATCTACGCACAAGAGATGAACGAAGACAGCGTCCTCCAAGAAGGCTTGATCAAAGCCATGACGGGTGGCGAGCCGATCGTCGCGCGCGGGCTATACATGAGAGCTTCGCTCCAGTTCTCGCCTACGTGGGTGATCTTCATGCCGACCAACCACAGACCGATTATTAAGGGTCAGGACTACGCTATTTGGCGACGTATTATCCCGATTCCTTTTGAGGCGCGGTTCGAGGGCAAGAGCAAAGACCCAGACCGCATTGAGAAGCTCCGCAAAGAGCTCCCAGGCATCTTGATCTGGGCGTTGAAGAACGTGAAGATCTACAAGAAAGAGGGACTCAACCCACCACAGAAAGTGCTTGACGCGCGCGAAGAGTACCGCTCAGAGATGGACGTCTCGGGTGAGTGGTTAGAGGCGTGTTGCGAGTTCGGCGCTGAGTACAGTGTGTCGACGCAGGAGCTTTATGCGTCGTGGCAACGATTCTCTTTCGATCGTGGTGAGACGGGCTTCATCAATAGCTCGCGTAAGCTCGGGCGTATGTTGGCGGGTAAGGGCTTAAAGCCTTGCCGAGATGCGGGGGGTGTGCGCGGCGCCCGAGGTTTCAGGGGCATCCGACTTAGAGCCGTCGACCTCACAGCGGGGTTCGACGACGTCTCTAAGGCGTAGGGTTTGTGTCATTGTGTCAGAACGTGTCATTAGCTTTTTGGCTAATGACGCGTTGGCGTAGCCTGTGGGAGTAGGGGTTTATAGTTTTTGTGTCATTGTGTCGTTACTTTTTTAATTCTATACATTAAAGAAAAAAATATAAAGAGATATAGGGATAGAGGGGTAGAACGTATACGCGCATATATAAAAGACTTTTTTTCGAGTCAAGTAATGACACAAAGAGGTAGCAAATTGCTCCGAAACGGCTGTGCCAGTGGGAAAAGGACTTGTGTCAAAACTTTTTCAAGTAATGACACAAACGAGGAGAAATGACCGATAGTGGCCAACGACTAACGTAAATTGAGGAGGTGTTCATAGTGAACGACGACAAGAAAGTGGAGCAGAAGACTTGGGAGCACAACGTGCTGCCCTATTTCGCACAGGAAATACTGCGTAACGCAGTCTTGGTGGCAAAAGACCGCAACGGCATCGAGCGCATGGCGGTACTGGATCGCGCGATCGAGAGAGTGCGATTTCTATATCCGGGATACTTTCGATGAGACTATTGCTAAACGAGAAAGGGCTACGGATCGGCGAGAGCCACGCCAACGCTCG